GCGGTTCATTTAAATTAATAGCAGGAGGACATAAAAAATGGCTATATCAAGACAACAACTAGCAAAAGAGCTAGAGCCAGGTCTAAATGCATTATTTGGACTTGAGTACAAAAACTACGAAAACCAACACGCAGAAATTTTTGATTCAGAAAGCTCAGACAGAGCATTTGAAGAAGAAGTAATGCTAGGTGGTTTCGCACAAGCAGCGGTTAAACCAGAAGGTTCTGGTGTATCGTATGACCAAGCGAATGAGAGCTTCACAGCTCGTTACTCTCATGAGACTATCGCTCTCGCTTTCTCTATCACTGAGGAAGCTGTAGAAGATAATCTTTATGACAGCATCGCTAAGCGTTATACTAAAGCACTAGCAAGATCTATGGCTAACACAAAACAAATCAAAGCAGCAAACGTTCTTAACAACGGTTTTGACACTGCAAATGGTGGAGATGGTAAAGCTCTTATGGCTGACGATCACCCTACTATTTCTGGTGCTACTCAGAAAAACGAGTTGACAACATCTGCAGATTTAAGTGAAACATCACTTGAACAAGCTATGATTGACATCGCAGGCTTTAAAGACGAAAGAGGCTTAAAAATTGCAGCTAGAGGTTTAAAAATGATTATACCTTCAGCTCTACAGTTTACAGCTGAAAGAATCTTAAAGTCTAACCAACGTGTTGGAACTGCTGATAACGATATCAATGCACTATCTTCAAAAGGAATGTTGCCACAAGGATACGTGGTAAACAACTTCCTAACTGATGATGACGCATTCTTTATCAAAACGGATGTTCCTAACGGTCTAAAACACTTTACTAGAGCAGCAATTAAAACTGCTATGGAAGGTGATTTTGACACTGGTAATATGAGATACAAAGCTAGAGAAAGATACAGCTTCGGCTTTTCTGACTGGCGTGGTATTTTTGGTTCACCAGGTGCTTAATTCTTAAGCAAAAGAACTAATTTAAAGGGGCCTTCGGGCCCCTTTTTATTTGCACATTTATATTTAAAAGCGTATACTCGACGCACTGCATACTTATAAATAGTCAGTATAGACTCATGCAGTAGACAATGTCTCGGACTGTACTGGCGGAAACGGAGACTAATAATATGGCTAACTCAACTTTTAGCGGTCCGGTTAGATCGGAAAAAGGCTTTCAAGTAGCAACTAAAAACACAGCTACAGGAGCTATTACAACTAGACAAAGTTCAGGCATGCCTGACCTAACTGGTTTATCAATCTCAGATGTAGCAACAGCAACTAATTTAACATTAGCAGCTGACACTATTTCAGTGGTAAACTACACAGGTGCAGCAGCTGCAACTTGTACATTACCGGCAGCAACTCAAGGTTCAATTGTAATCTACTGTCAATCAAAAGACACAACTGGCGGAACAGCTACACTAGTTTTTGATGCAGCAGGTTCTGACGTTTGGGCAACTGGTTCAGTAATTGAATCAAGAGCTTCAAGTGAAGTAACTTTTGATACTTCTGCAGCAAGTGAAACTAAATTAACTTTTACACCAGCTAACGCAGCAACTAATTTGTTAACCACTGGTGGACAAATTGCTTTCATTTGTTATGAAAAAGGCACGTGGCATATTGCGACAAAACTAGCAGCTGAGACTACTCAGACTACTGGTGCGTTCGTTTTTGCAGCGTAATAAAATAAATAATGTGGGCCCTCGGGCCCACAGTTTCTTGATTAAGGAGGGAAACAAATGGCAGACGTAGTAACAGGACCAACGATCATGCAAGAAAATGATCAACGTGTGGTTATAAAATATGTAAATCAATCGGACGGCACAGGCGGAACAACAGTATTTGGTGATGTTTCAGCAATGGCTACAAACTCAAACGGTGACTCTTGTTTACACTTACAATTATTAAGAGTGTGGTATTCTAGTGACACTGGAGATGGTGGAGATTCTTATGTTCGTATGGACGAAGAAGATGACGATGGTGATATACCAATCATTGGCTTAGTAGGAGCAGGTTATTGGGATTTTAGAGAGTTTGGTGGATTAAAAACTGATAAATCAAGCAACACTAACCAAAGTGATGTTAATTTAGTTGTACCAGGCGCAGCTGATTCTGGAAATATGCATACAGTTATAGCAGAGTTTAAAAAAATATATTAAGGAGTAGCACATGCCTAACACTACTTCAGGAACAGCAACGTTCGACAAAACTTTTTATATTGATGAAATATTAGAAGAAGCATACGAACGTATCGGTGTACAAGATTTAAATGGATACAGACTAAAATCTGCTAGACGTTCTTTAAATATAATGTTTCAAGAATGGGGCAACAGAGGTTTGCATTATTGGGAATTAAAAGAAACCAATATTAATCTTGTTGAAGGTCAGGCTGAATATCATTTCTTTAGAAGTGCAGCAGACGACACTTCTGATTCTGATAGAGCTCAAGCAACTACAGTACAAACTGACTCTACTATTTATGGTATTGATGACATTCTTGAAGCAACATTTAGAACAGGCAGAGCAACAACCTCACAAGCAGATACTGCACTAACAAAAATTGATCGTTCTACTTATTCTGCTTTGGCAAACAAACTAACAACAGGTCAACCTACTCAATACTATGTTCAACGTTTTATTGATAGAGTTACAGTTAGTCTGTACCCAACTCCTGACTCAACAGCGGCTTCGTCAGAAGCGCATTTATATTTTGTAAAAAGAATAGAAGATGCTGGAGACTTTACAAACGCAGGTGATGTACCTTTTAGATTTGTTCCATGCATGGTTTCCGGACTTGCTTATTATTTAGCACAAAAAGAAAAACCAGAAATGGTTCCACAAATGAAACTTATTTATGAAGATGAATTAAACCGTGCATTAATAGAAGATGGTTCTTCTACAAGTACACACATAACCCCGAGAGCGTATTATCCAAATGTCTAATTTTGCATCAGGGAAAAAAGCACAAGCTATATCAGACCGCAGTGGTCTGGCGTTTCCATACAATGAAATGGTTAAAGAATGGAATGGTTCATTTGTGCATACTTCTGAGTTTGAAGCAAAACACCCACAACTTGAACCGCAACCACATAAAGCAGACGCACAAGCGTTGCGCGATGCAAGATCTGATAGAACAGAAACAGCTGTTCCTAATTTATTACAAACAAATTCTTTTAAAACAGGATCTGCAAGTTCTTCTACAATAACTGTAACAGAAAAAACTCATGGTCGTTCATCAGATGACACAGTTCGTTTTTATGGTGCTGTTAGTTTTGATGGAATTACAGCAACAAATTTAAACAAAACGGCTGGATACACAATAACCGTGGTAGACACAGATAGTTACACATTCACAGTATCGACAGATACTGCAACAACTGGTAATATTAATGGAGGAGGTTTCCGATCTTACGCTGGACCGGCAACAATAGTAGCATGACAACATACGCAGAATTAGTAGTACAGATAAGAGAGTATACAGAAACAGATAGTAATGTCTTAACAGATGTTATTGTTAATGACTTTATTGAACATACAGAGAGTCGTTTATTTAGAGAGATTGATTTAGACGTATATAAAAAATACAAGTCTGCTGTGATGACAGCCTCTGATCCATTTATTGCAATGCCTGGATCAACGCCTTCTGCTTTTGAGTTTACAAATAGCCTTTCAATATTTAGTTCTTCGGGTTCTCTTGGTGGACTTACTGATAACGAACGTGTATTTTTACAGAAAAAAGATCAATCATTTATTAACGAATACTGGCCTAATAGAACAAGCACAGGTATTCCAAAATACTACGCAAGTTGGGACAACGATACAATACTTGTTGCTCCTACACCAAGTGCAGCATATACTATGGAACTTGCATATAATGCACAGCCAACAGCATTATCTTCAAGTAATACTACGACGTGGGTTAGCACAAATGCTCCACGCGCTTTACTATACGGATGTTTAGTAGAAGCTTTTAAATTCTTAAAAGGCCCTGATAATATGTTAGCTATGTATGAGCAATCTTTTGGTGCTGCTCTTAAAACACTAGCAACAGAACAAATGGGTAGAAGAAGAAGAGACGAATATAGAGATGGGGCACTAAGAATGCCAATTCCATCTGTAAACCCATAAGGAGAAAAAAATGGCAAACGTAATTAGTAATGTATTTAAACAAGAGTTGTTAAAAGGAAACCATGATTTTGATGGTGGAGCTACTTATAAAATAGCCTTATACACTTCTTCAAAAACAGCAACTGCATCAGACCCAACGGCGTATAACACAACAAACGAACAAGCAAACACAGGAACATATGCAGCAGGCGGAGGCACACTAGCCAATGCTTCAGTAACAGGAGGCTCTTCTGCTACAACAGCTTTTGCAGATTTTGACGATGTATCTTTTACATCAGCTACAATCACAGCACGATACGCACAAATTTATCGTTCTGATGGTAGTGCACCAACAAACAATTCAGTTTGTGTTTTAGATTTTGGTGGTAACTTTACAACAACATCAGGAACATTTACAATTCAGTTCCCGTCGGCTTCAACAAGTACAGCAATATTGAGATTGGCTTAGAGGTTTAAATGGCATTAGTCCTTAACGATAGAGTCAAAGAAACCACAACCACAACAGGCACCGGCGCGGTATCCTTAGGTGGTGCTGCTACTGGCTTTGAAACGTTTGCACAAGGTATCGGTAATTCCAATACAACATACTATGCTATTATTCATGAAAGTGCTGATGAGTGGGAAGTTGGTCTTGGCACACTAGACGGTGACAGTTCTGATCTTACTCGTACAACTGTTCTTACAAGTTCTAACAGTGATAGTGCAGTTAACTTTTCTTCAGGAAACAAAACAGTAATATGTACACTACCTGCTAGTAAAGCGGTAGTCCTGGACGCAGATGGGGATGTTACATTAGGGGCTAATTTAGATGTTGGAGGTAACTTAACTGTTACTGGTCTTTCTACTTTAAATGGTGGAACTTTAACTCTTGGTGACGCTGACACAGACAACATTGTGTTTGGTGGTGAGATTGACTCAGATATTATTCCTGATGACGATGGTACTTTTGACTTAGGTAGTGCATCAAAAGAATGGCAAGATTTATTTATTGATGGCACCGCAAACATCGACTCATTAGTTGCAGACACAGCAGACATTAACGGCGGCACAATTGATGGTGTAACAATAGGTGGTTCTAGTGCTGGTGCAATCACAGGTACAACTATTACCGGTACAAGTTTTGTTATTGGTTCTGCAAATATTAATGAAACAGAATTAGAAACTATTGATGGTGTAACTGCAGGAACTGTAGCAGCTTCTAAAGCAGTTGTAGTTGACGCTAACAAAGACATTGCTTCTTTTAGAAATGTAACTTTAACAGGTGAACTAGATGGAGGTTCATTAGATATATCTGGTGATGCTGACATAGATGGCACAACTAATTTAGACGTAGTTGATATTGACGGAGCTGTTGACATGGCAACTACACTTGACGTTGCTGGAATTGTTACTGCTAACGCTGGAGTTGTTATAGACAATATAACAATAGACGGAACAGAAATAGATTTATCTTCTGGTGATCTAACGCTAGATGTTGCGGGTGACATTGTATTAGATGCAGCGGGCAACGATATTAAATTTAATGCAGGTGGCACAGCTATTGCAGAATTTACAAATTCTTCTACTGACTTTATTATTAAATCAGTAACCTCAGACAAAGACTTGATCTTTAAAGGTAACGACGGAGGAAGTGAGATAGCTGCATTAACTCTTGACATGTCTGCCGCGGGCCTCGCTACATTTAACGCTGGCGTGACTACAGGTGGCAATATTATTATTCCTGACGATGGTAACATTGGTTCTGCATCAGATACTGACGCTATTGCAATTAGTTCTGGTGGCGCTGTAACTTTTTCACAAAACGTAATTATTACTGGAACACTAGATGTTAATGGTACAGTAACAACAATTGACACAACTAATTTAACTGTTACTGATCCTTTGGTTAAGTATGGTCAAGGTTCTACCGGTACTTCAGTTGACCAAGGTTTTATTGTAACACGAGGCGATGGTTCTAGTTCCAATACTGCCAACAGAGGTTTTATTTGGGATGAGTCTGCCGATGAGTTTGCAACAGTAGCTGCTAATACAGAAGCGGGGACCACGGCTGGTAATGTTACAATCAATGATTATGCAGATATACATGTCGGTAAAATTACAGCAGATGATGCATCAGTATTTTCTGCAGGTGCTTCTTTTGGTGATGCCAACATAACAAACGTAGGTAGCATTGCAGTTGATTCTATTATTAATGATGCCACAGATATTCTAATTGATTCAGCAGGAGACATTATATTAGATGCTGCTGGCAATGACTGGAGCTTTAAATCAGGTGGCACAGAAGTTCTAAAAATTACCAACTCGTCAAGTGATGTTATTATCAAACCAATCGTAGATGCCAAAGATCTTATATTCCAACAAAGAGACGGAACAGAGGTTGCCAGGATAGAAGACAATGGAACTTTTAATGTTGTAACAGCTAAACTGGCTACTAATGGCACAGCCATAACATCTACAGCGGCAGAGCTAAATTTATTAGATGGCGTTTCAGGTTTGGTACAGGCAGATTTAACTAAATTGGCTGCGGTAGATTCTACAGCGGCAGAACTAAATATTATGGATGGTGACACATCGGCTACTTCTACAACTATGGCAGATGCCGATAGAGTGGTGGTAAATGACAACGGAACCATGAAACAAGTTGCTATGACAGACATAAGCACGTATACTGACGGCGGAGCTACGGCTCTTGCTATTGCATTAGGATAATAGGAGAAAATAATGGCAAACACATTTAAAGTAGTATCATTCGCAGCGGAGCCAGCTTCTGCAGGCACAGCGTACGTCATGTACACTGTACCCAGCAGCACAACGACTGTTATAATTGGACTACGATTAGCAAATTTAAGCGGTTCTACAGTAACTGCTGAAGTAGAATTAGTTAGTGACACAGCAAACAGAAATGGCGCAAACAACGTTGCAAATGGCACTTCATTCTTAATTAAAGATGCACCAATACCAGCGGGAGGAGCGCTAGACGTTTTAGGTACAAGTAAAGTTATTCTAGAGACCACAGACGTTATAAAAGTAGATTGTTCTGTAGCTGATAAGTTATCAGGTACATTGTCTATTATGGAGATTACGTAAGATGGTTGCTAAGATTCTAGCAAATAGTGTTAATCTTGTTGATGGTAGTTATACTGTTCCATGTACGTTGCATTGTTAAGGATAGTATGAGTTATATAGGACAAGGATTACCATCGAATAGCTTTATAGGCTATACCACAGACACCTTTGCAGGTGACGGTAGCACTACGGCGTTTACAATGAGTAAAGCTCCTTTTAACGAATCAGCAGTTATCGTTGTGATCAACAACGTGGTTCAACAACCAACAGCAGATTTTACAATATCAGGTACAACATTAACACTCGACTCAGCGGCAACTGATGGTCATGTTATTTATGCAACACACACAGGCGGTGCATTACCGATTGATCAGGCATCAAGCCTAACTTCAAACATAGCTATAACAACTACAGGTGCATCTAACTTTAACGGCGGTGTAACTATGGGTGGCACAACGCCTACACTTACAATCGGTGACGCAGGAGCTGAAGATACTAAAGTTGTATTTGATGGCAACGCACAAGATTTTTATATAGGACTAGACGATTCAGCAGATGATTTAATTATTGGACTTGGAAGTGCTGTAGGCACAACACCAATTATATCTGTCGATGAAAACAAACTGACTACTGTTGCAAA